CTAAAATATCTTCATTGCTTTCATTTCTTCTTGATTTTTCTTTTCTTCTAAAAGATGCGAATATACCTGTTCTGTTATCGAAAGATTGGCATGTCCTAATCTTCCAGACACATATTGCATTGAAATATCATGTGCTAATAGCATTGAAGCATGCGTATGCCTTAAAGCGTGAAACGTAATGTGCTTGATTTCTAGTTTTTCACATAAATATTTTAAGTCTTTGTTGATTCCGTTAGATGTCATGTCAAAAAGTCGCTTGTCATTATGCTTGAAATCACTATAAACTTCAAACCATTTATCCGGCATTATGATTTCTCTAATCGAATTCTTGGTTTTTGGAGCTTTATCCTTATTGGTAAATTTATCAACTGCTTTAGTAATAGAGATGAGATGTTTTTTGGTATCGATATCTGCATCGGTTAATGCTCGAAGCTCACCAAATCTTGCTCCTGACAGAAGACCAGTTAATATCATAAAATTACCCCTAGATAGGTTCTTTATACAATGGTCTATCAATTTTTCGGCTTCATTCAATTCCAAATATTTATTTTCAATAGGCACTTTAGTTGCATTATTGTACACTAAACCAATTCTTATAGTAGGATCCTTAATTATCAATTCTTCAGCTAAGGCATCTTTTAAAGCGGCCGAAATTTGACCCTTGCGTTTTTGTACTGTTTTTTCAGCGTGATCTTTACCAAAATTATTAATAAATGTCTGAAAATTAGATCGTGTGAACGATTTCAAAGTCATCGTGGGCAAATACTTCTTAATTGTGTGAAGTGTGTCTCGATACTGGTATATAGTTTGATTTGATCGGTTGACACGATATGTGAGGTACCAATTCTCAAAGTAATCAGATAAAAGTATGTCAGGCTGTTCTTTTTCTTGTTGTTTCCCAGATAATACTTGGCCAACCCAGATTTGTGCATCTTTTGTTTTAAGAAAACCACTTTTATTTTTGGTCCGGAATTCTCCGGTAACTGGATCCCTATAGGATACTCGTGCTTGATAATATTTTCCGCGTTTTTTAATTGAAGCCATATTTTTATTCCTTAACTGAATCTATTAATAAGGTTTTCTTTCCAAAAATCGTGCTCTCTTTTGTCTTTTATGTTTCTCTTCCTATGGATTTACGTAAAATCCAGCATGGCATGTATTTTATAAGTACTTTCTTACGTATGGCATGTATTTTGTATTTTATAAGTACTTTCTTACGTCTCTTTGTGCCCACTTTGTGGCAAAATATTCTGCTTTGCCAGTTTTAATTGATTGCCTGTTTGATAGATCATTTCCTGAATCGAAATTCGCGTGATTTATTTCATGTATCATCGTAGTTGCCTGAATTTCGATTGGATCATCTTTATTAATATAGATATCGTTTCCACGTATTTGTCCGTGGAAAACAATATCCAAATCATCAGGTAAAGAAATAAAATGGAAATGATATTTAGGATAATCATTTTCTATTTTTTCCGTTGGTAGCATTAAATCACTTCTTTTTGTTTTGTATGAAATCTATATATTCATTAATTTTTTCAATTTGCTCATCAGTGGCACTTGGATCAACAGAGTTTGCTAACGTGAGTTGTTTTGCCGAAAGCTGTCCTGAATTTCCACGCCCCAACAAGTAATCCACTGAGACATGAAGAACATCTGCAACATTTGCTAAATTGCCTGATTTTGGGTCTTGCTTTTTCCACCTATTAAGACTTTGGACAGTTACGCCAGACTTTTCAGATAGTTCAACTATTGTCATTCCTCTGGTTCTGGCGACTTCTGAAATTCTTTCGTAAACGTTCATTTTTATAATTTTCCTTAAATTTTAAGATTTTATTAAGTAACGTTTACGTTCATTACATGCTTTGACACCTAATGTTTAGGAGCGTAATATAAAAGATGTTCCGAACGAACGTTAGATATAAACGCAAAAAAAGAATTTAAAAAGTTAGGGAAACTTGTCATTCTTTCTTTTTTAATGTGTTTACGCCTATCATGATACTCACGTTTACGTGTATAAGTCAAGTAAAAAGGAACGGAAAGGGTATTTTATATGACAGATGAATTGATTACTAAGCTACTGGAAGCTTCATTCTCGGATCGCGTGAATGTAGCCCTCACTCTCAACCATTCATCTTTAAGAGAATTGGGTAAAGATGTACAACAAGTTGTTGATCCCGAAAGAAAGCGAGGCCCATATACGGGCGAGCAAATGAGAAAAGTTATTTATGGAAATATTTCTAAGGGCCCAAATTATAGAAGACAGCTCGAAGCTATTAGAGAAGTTTTGGGGATCTAATGTTTACGATTTACAAATTAAAGCTATGAGAAAGGAGAAATATGATTTCTGAATTGCATCCCTACCGATTATTGAATCTTACAACTGCTACTCATGAATTCAGACATAATGGAAATCCTAATTCAAATGATTATCAGTTTTTCTATAGAATTAAGCATTTTCAAGATGGAAAGACAATTAAGTGGCAGTGGCAAGATATTCAAAATTATTTGGATAGAAACAAAAAATAACTTCTTGCGATTTTTTTATCCTGTCGCAACAATTTGATATGCCATTTAATTCACTTCTCATCTGCTAATTCTCTCTAGCAGCTTAATTTTAGGAGAAATATTTACAAACGATCAAAAAATTTTCAAGAAAGGAACACTTATGAACTTAGTATATCTAGAACTCGAAATGACAGTTGTCGGCATGGTTATCGGTATCTGCTTATCAATAATCGGCATGGCAGTCGTGCAATGGAAATTATCGAATATGACTTTAAAAGAATTTTTTAAAGGAGCCGACAATGGCGATCCCGAAATATATTAGAAAGCAAAGCAAGTACACGCCGGACTTCGTTAATAAAAGCCATCGCTTATTAAATTACTTATCCGATAACCTCAATAAAAACTATCGTTCATCGGAATTAGGCTTCTTGTTTACTGTAAAAGACACAGGACGCATGCTTAGATATTATTCGGAATATCTCTTGCGTTTGGGTCTGCCGATTTCGACTGGCGACTACGGATACAAGTTTACCGACAAGCCCGAAGACCTGTACCGTTCGGCAAAACGCGATCAGGCAATCGGCCAAGGAGCGATGGAAAGATATCATCTAAAGATCAAGGCAGCCAGGAAATTAGAAAGGCAACAAAAAAAGCTCTTAGCAGCAACTAAGAGCAAGAAACATCCAATTCACTAGAAAGGACAAACAAATTATATGACAGAAATGGAACTGTCGGCAACTATCGAACCGATCCTGGATTACAAAGCAGCTTCAATTCAGTTAAAGAATGCCGATATTTTAAAAGACTATGTCAAAAAACAGATCGAAAGATATAGGGATTTGTTGATTACCGATGAAACTTTGACCGAAGCCAAAAAGAGCCGCGCCGACCTTAACAAATTAAACAAAGCTTTAAGCAGCCAAAGAACAGCTATTAAAAGAGAAATTTTAAAACCTTTCGCCCAAATCGAAAGCGTACTAAGAAAACTGGAGACTGATACCAAGCAGGCTTCCGGTTCGATCGATCAGGGAGTCAAGCAATTAGAAGACCGGCAAAGACAAGCTCGAGAAGATAATCTTAAATCCTATCTATCTGAATTGATTGTCAAGTATCCATACTTACAGACAATCGAGGTCAAGATCCCCGAAGACTGGACCAATAAAACTAACTTTACTAAATCGATGGGTTTATCAGTTGGCTTGACTAGAACGATTGCCGATACTTTAGGCAGCTTGGAAAAGCAAAAGGAGAATCAGGCATCGAATTTAGAAACGGTCCGCTCCTATGCAGAGGCTAAAGAAGTCAATCCCGACCCTTATCTAAGAATGCTTACTGAAATGGATTATCAGCCGGCCGAGATATTTCGGGCCATCGACCTGGATATTGAAAACGCCAAGAAAAAGGCAGCTCAAGAAGAAATCGACCTTCAATTCAGACAGTCACAAGAAAAGGCCCATCAAAAGGTTGTTAACAATCTTTTGATCGATACGAACACTGGAGAAACGATTAAAAAAGTTGAAAAAATGTCCTACTGGTATTACGGACTGGTCTTAAGCAAAGATAAAAAAGATCTCCTAGACAACTTTCTAATTGCTAAACAAATAAAAATCTTTGGTAGCAAAGAAAAGAGCCAAATATGAAAGTCTACAACTCATCGGATATTCAAATCGGCAATTATATGTATCTAGTCTATGGTGATGCCGGAAGCGGGAAGACTTCGACAGCCAGGTATCTAAAGGGCAGAAAACTGCTGATCAGCTTGGACCAAAGCCAGGAGCCGGCTAAAGACTGGAAAGACACGGTGATTGCCGAGCCCGAAGAAGCTGATTTAATCAAGCCCTATGAAAATATCACAGCCTTCTTTGATTTAGTCGAAAACAAGTTTTTAGCCAAAGTCGATGTCGTGATTATCGATAATATCAGTCAATTAGAAAGACTGGTCTTAACCGAATTGATTAGTAAGTACAAGGATAATCGGCAGGCCTATCAGACCATGCAGGAATACTTCCGTTCGCTTGCGACGAAGTTTAGATTCTGGCACAAACCGATTTACGTCACGGCTTGGGAAATGAGCTTTCAGCAAAGCGACAGCTTAGGAGCACAGGTCACCCAGTACACAGTCGATATGAATGCCAAAGCCAGAACGGCCTTTACCGGCCTGTTCGATCTGGTGGGACGCATATCCGCTGATCACGAGGGCAAAAGAATCATCCAGCTCCAGCCTACAGACCAGCTATTTGCCAAAAACCGCATCGATTCAAGAAAGAAATGTCTGCCCGAACACTTATTTGACGGCCAGGAATACCAAGAAGAAATCAATTTAGAAAAAGAGGATAAAAACAATGCCATTTAATTACGACAGCGAAAACATCGGAAACGATAATCAATTCTTAGATGAATCAGGTACTTACAACGTAGCAATTTCTAGTCATAAAGTCAGCCAGACTTCTACAGGAAAAGACATGCTGACAGTCGATTATCAAGTCCTTGATGGAGATCATAAAGGGCAGACGATTAATTACGACAACTACGTCGATGGGGAAAAGTCCAAGTGGAGAATCAACCGTTTGATTAACAAGACTTTAGGCGATAAAGTCCCTAAAGGCTATCAATTCAAAAGTCTTGACCAGATCGGCCAAGTAGTAACCGGAAAGCCCTTATCAATAAGAGTCGAGTGGCAGGTCCAAGAACAGGGCAAGCATATCGGCGACTATTATCTGGTTGTTAAAAATATCGATGCCAAATTACCAGCTAGTATGCCCGACGGTAAAAAGCGTCCCGGCAGCGAGAATGAATCAACTATCGCCCCCAAACAAGCGCCAGTCAACGATCTTGACAGAATGACCAATCCTTTTTCTAAGCAAACACAAACCAACGACAACATGGAAATCTCCGATGATGATCTGCCATTCTAAAAGGAGCCTGGATGACTGAAAAGAAATATTACTGGTTGAAAATGCAGGAGGACTTCTTTGAACAAAAAGAAATCAAAGCACTTAGGCGCGTAGCCGGTGGCGACACCTTTACGATCATTTACCAGAAGATGCTTTTAAAGAGCCTTAGAACTGATGGGCTTTTGTATTACGAAGGCATGGGCAAGGACTTCTCTGATGAAGTGGCTCTAGATATTGATGAAGATCTCGACAATGTTGCTATTACCATCCAGTTCCTGAAACAAAAAGGGTTGATATTTTCGGGATCCAAAGACGAATATGAAATGTCTAAAGTCAAGTTAATGGTCGGTTCTGAAACTCCTCAAGCAGAGAGAATGCGCAGATTAAGAGAAAAAAGCAGGGAAAAGACGAATAATGAAAATAAAAGCGTCACATTGTTACCAGTGAGTGACACAGAGATAGATATAGATAAAGAGATAGATACAGATAAAGACATTATGTCAGGCAAGCCTGACGAATCAATATCGCCAAACATTATGATTGCTAAAAAGGCTCTGAACTATTTCAACCAACAAAGCAATCGAAAGTTTAATCTACTAGCAAAGAAGAATACCAAACCGATCATCGCCAGGTTAAACGAAGGCTTTAGTCCTGAAGATTTAAAGAAAGTCATTGATCTAGCCTGTTTACATTGGAAAGACAAAGCTGAATACGAACAGTTTCTAAGACCAGAAACAATCTTTAACGGCCGTTTTGATGAAAGACTGAACAATACAATCAAATGGGAGTACAAGCAGGCTGATGTTAAACAAAAAGAAGTCGCTATTGATTATGACCATTTAGAGAACAACGGTGATCCAATTACTAACGATCAAGCCTTAGAAGCCTTAAAAAGATTGAAGGCTAATAGCTCATGACTAAAAGAAAAGAAATCGAGAAACTGGAAACTCAAATCAGGGGCTATAAGTTTGATCTTCAGTTTGCAAAGAAAAATAGTAAACAGACTAATTATCTAAACGGCTTAATCAGCAGCCTTGAATACAAGTGCGATCTTCTAAAGGGAAAGCAGACATGACCTTTGAAAAGATCTATTTAATTAGAGCTGTTCCGGCATCCAGGCCTAAGGTTCCTAGATACGGCCATCCCTATTATCCAAAAAGATATACGCAGTTTAGAAAAGACTGGGCCTTAATTACACATAACGATTGGCCGATGATCTATCTAGAGACCAAAGACGCTAGCGAATATGAATTCTCTTATGAAGCCTGGTTTGATAAACACCCGGTAGCTGATATCGATAATCTCTTTAAGGCCCTAACCGATACCCTGGTCAAAGCAAAAGTTATTCCTGATGACAATCTTATTTGCAGGTCTTATATCGATAAGCATTTTCACACCGGAAAAGAGCAGGTCAAAATCACGATTAGAAAAATCAATTGAAAGGGAAAGTGGATTTAATGCAAGTTCAAGATAGCCTATTCAATGATCGAATAGAACCAATTAAATATAACGAGTCGGCAACTGCTGGCAAGGTTTACAACTATCTTGAATACCGCTATCAGGATAGAAAAGGGAAATTATTTGTTCTAGAACCCGGATTAAGAGGCCAGAAACTTTCGGCTGATAAAGTTCAATCCGGTTCAGGGAACAATTCTACTGAAGATGCTTTGATTCGTTATATAGATGCGAAAAGAGAAATCGAACAATGTGAAAAGGCCTTGGAATATTTATCTTTGACTGAATGGGGAATCCTAAAACACCGGTATATGGAATATATGAAAGATATTGATATTGCTAAACGTATGCAGTTAACAACTAACGATAGAGAAAGCAATGTGATTATTCCCAATCAAACTTATTGGTACCGCAAGCGAAAAGAAGCAAATGATTTCGCTCAAATGTTTGCTATTACTGGCACTGTTTTAATGGTTGAATGACCATGGTTGTAGTATATCTGTAGTAAATTAGTAGTATTTTCATAGCAGATTCATAGTGCCAGCGGTATATATTGATATAGTCGAAAGATTAAAGGTAAGACAACCAGCGAAATGCTGGTTTTTATTTTGATCAAAATTAGATATTGGTAAGATAATGTTTTTATGAGTTCGTTTTTAATTGTGTTGTCGCTTAAAACCATTAAGGTTATTCAAGAGAACAAAGGGTGGTGGAATTGGGATATATTTTGGCAAGCAATCGGTGCTATTACTACAGCTTTTGCTGTTGGACTTTCGCTTTTTTTTGGTTTTAGAAAGCCTAAAATGCATCTTAAATTAGCTGTGGATAAATACTTTTATTTAATCGAAAAATCGTCAGATAATTTTTCTAAGGGACTTTTAAAATTTATTTTTATTAATCAAAGTCAATTCGATATAGAAGTTGAAAGAATTTCAATTATTCCTATATTGAAAAAAAGAAATATTTACCCTCGCAAATTTGTTGGATCAATTAAAAAGGAGCAGTTAGCAATTCAAATGACTAAAATATTTTGCTATCAAGAATTTAATGATATTGAAGTTCATTTTGATAAAGCTACATTTGTTAATTTCCATATCAAACCTTATATGACTGCCAAAATTTACTTTAAAGAGCAAAAGGTATCCGAAATGTTTGCAAATAGTGTTCTTATTGATGATCGTATTTACAAAGGAAAACAATTGCAGAATTATTTTTATAATTATAGATCTCAGGACTGCAATGATAACCAAAACGATTTATATACGGTTACATTTTTTGCAAAAGCCGTGTTAGTGAATGGAAGAAGCGTTAAGTCAAATAAATTTACCATTTTTGTTAAAAATGAAATGAAAAGAATAGCATGAGTAATGTCTTTTTAAACTAACTTTTTTGGAGATAAACATGAAATTAATAGCATTTATCATGGCAATCGCATTATTAGCGGTTGCTTTTAATTTACGTAGAAAACCAAAGATTTCCAATTCTACAATCAATGAATTAAACAAAGATAATGAATATCAAATTTCACAAGAAGTTATTGATGCGATGAATGTTGTAAGACGTCAACACAAAAGTGAATTAAGAAGAATGCATAGAAAGTCAGTACATAAATGAGATGGACTAAAGATATCCTGGATAAAGCCAAGTCGTTAAAAGATCAAGACTTAAGTTATCTCAAGATAGCCGAAAAATTAAATAAGGAATTTAATGTCATGGTTTCAGCCAGCTCAGTTAATCATGCCTTGCTTGACTATCAAAGAGGTAAATATCATTTTAACGATGAAAAGAAACCAAAAGACAGAGAATTAAAAAACAAAATCCGGATTAATGAGGATGGTAGTGAAGAGTCGACAACCTTAATCAAAATGACCGAAGAACAAGCCAAATCTAAAGAGTTTGTTTTAAAAGCTCATGGTTTTAATCCTAGCGAGTGGTTGATCGTTAATGTAGTTAACAATCTCTGGCAGCAGCATTCTATTCAAGATGGCACAGTCGACCTTTATCAATCTAAAATCATCGTTAAACCAAAAACCGGCCTAACATTAGAAGAACAATTGGTTTTCTTAACGGAGAATGTAAAGCCGGTCCAAATGACGGATGTTAAGAGGTCTCTATCAACTGGGAACTTAGTAATTCCTTTGGCCGACATGCACTGGGGGATTATGATTTTTAACGACTATCTGCCGATATTAAAAAGATTGATTGAAATAATCCAGCAGGGATACAATCGGATCGTAATTGAACAGTTGGGCGATTACTATCATTCCGATCAGATCAATTCCTCTCAAACAGTCAAAGCAACTCAACTAAATGAAGTCGATATGCCTAAAGCGATTCACGACGGCGAAAAGTTTATGTTTACTTTGATAGAAACGGCCTATCAATACTGCAATCATTTGTCAGTTAAATATGTCGGCGGTAATCATTCCTATGATCTGGAATATATGTTTGAAGAACTTCTCAGGCTGAAATACCCGCAAGTGGATGTTGATATCAATAATGGTTACCGAGATGCTTATTTACTGGATCAAGTCGGGATAATTATTTCTCATGGCGACAAGGCTTTAAATAAAATTCCGATGCTGTTCGCTTCCGAGTTTTCCGATGTTTGGGCCAAAGCCAACTACAGGGAAAGCCATAACGGCCATTACCATTTTTCAAAGGATATTGATTCCAATGGAGTGGTCAACCGTCAGATTCCAGTCTTTAAGAAAGGAGACAGCTACGAATACGAGAATGGTTTGACGATGTCGGCTAAACGCATGGAAGCATTTGAATACTATCCGGATGGTCCCAAGGCTGTTTATTATATTTGAACTCATCCCCAATTAATAATTTTCACATGCTGTTCAAGCTTCTTAATGATTAATTATTAAATAGTACTGGCCAACTTAAAGCTGCAAGTATCTTGTCCTACAATTGATGATTGTGAATAATTTAAGAGCAACTATTAACCAATTGACTCCTGCAGCACAAATGGCCGTTAAAGAGATAATCTCAAATGCCAAAGAAAACGACGAGGCAATTGTCGATATAGATTTCAGCAATCAGCAGCTATCGATTGCAGACAGCGACAGTATTGCTGCTTTAACTGATGGACAAACACATTTGTTTGCAATCTATACGGTCTATGACAAGGATCATAAAACAATCAAAAGACTGCAGGCGAGATTAAATAAAGAAGCATTGAAACAGCTGTAAAGCTGTTTTTTATTACCCAAAAAGGAAGAATATGAACAAACCAACTAAAAAATTGAATAGAGGTGTCGTCCCATGACTGTTTATATAGACCACTATGGCAAAGACCACGGCAGTATTGCCGGCATGCTGGTTATTAGAGACATCGCCAGCAATGCCTATGTTGAAAAAGCATTTAAAACACATATCAAATTAACACCGCAATCGGCTAAGGCAAAAGTATTTCTGAATTTGTCTGAGGCCGATTTTTTTATGGAATGCCACAGCATGGCAAATTACAGGTATTCAATCAAAGTAAATGATTAATTGTTTTCTAATTCCGAAAGGCGGTCGGCAGCTAACTTTTGAATCTTTTTAAGATCTTCGATAGTTGCATGCTGTTTGATAAAAGAGTTGGTTCGATATTTTGCCTGGCGGTAGTTTCTTTCATCTTTGCTCAGGCTTTTGAAAAACTTCTCGTTGTTCTTGATGATGTTTTCCGGTGTCTTCGGTTTTTGTGTATTCGCCATATATCCTTCTTTCTATACCAATGTAACCCAAAATAAATGTACATTTATTACAGTTTCATTACAAGTGTACATTTGTTATTGAAATACTATAAGTGTACATGTATAGTAATTCTTGTAAGGTTGATCAAGAGATGAAACAAAAGGAGATAAAGGCCATGAAAGAAATCAACGAGATCGAAGAATTAAGAGAAGTTCTTAAAGAAATCAAAAAAGCCAACCATATCAAAGGTTCGGACTTAAAACTCCGGGTAAGAGATTCATTGAACTTTATCGGCATTATCGATTTAACGGTTTGTAACTTGAATTCCAATACAATGGCAGCCTTAAAAGAAATCAAAGACCTGCAAATCTATCAGGTAGAAGAAGACGATCCGATGACCGATTACTTCGCCGGTGGACATATCAGCGTCAATACTTATTACGAAGACCGGACAAAAGAACAAGCCGAAGAGATCTTCTTAAACCGCAAGATCAAAAGCATTTACTTTGTAGAAGACGGCAAGATCATGCAGGAAGGTGTTCCGGGTTATCCTTCAATAATTTCAAAGGATATCCAAGGACTGGGAAATTACGTGATCTACGATGTTGTTGAAACACTTAAAAACGAAGTACTAGAAAGAGCTTAAGGCTCTTTTTTATTTGAAAGGGGGTGGGCGGTAGATGTGACTAAACAAGAAGAAGCCAGACAAGACTATTTAAACGGCATGAAGTATAAAGGCATTGCCGAAAAGTATGCAGTATCGCTCAACACCGTCAAGTCATGGAAGAAAAGAAACAACTGGCAAAGGGGCGCACCCAAAGAAAAAAGGGTGCGCAAAAAGGTTGCAGAGAAAATCAATCAAAGTCCCGGCTTAACCGATAAGCAGAGGCTTTTTTGTTTGTACTATCTACAACGCTATAACGCCACGTGGGCATATCAAAAGGCCTATGAAGCCGATTACGACGTTGCTAATGTAAACGGGCCCCGCATGCTTGTTAATACTAGTGTTAAATCTCTTCTAACCAAGCTAAAACAGCAGCAGTCAGCCGATTTGTATTTGAATGCCAACGATATTCTAAGAGAGTTCGCCAAGCAGGCTACGGCCAATTTAGGCGACTATTTGGACTTTGGCAAGTACGATGTTTTAGCCCAAGACGAACAAGGCAATATCAAACTAGATTCAAACGATAACCCGGTTAAATACCGCAATTCATGGGTGCAGTTAAAGAATAAAAACGGCCTTGATACTAGTTTGATCAAGTCTGTACACATTGGAAAAGACGGCGTAATAGTTGAGTTATACGACAAACAAAGGGCTATGAAAGAGCTGTTAGACCGTCTACCTGAACCAGAAATAAAAGACGAGAGCGATGACGGATTTTTAAGGGCAATTGATAAAAACCTAGAAAGCACCTGGAAAGAAAGCGATGAAGATGAAACTTAAAATACATCGAACTAAATTCCATTTCGATCCCTTTTCTAAAAAACAGATGCAGGTACTTTCATGGTGGCGTTATGAAGAAACCAAAGAAAAAGAAGCGATTATCGCCGATGGTTCAGTCCGTGCCGGCAAGACGGTCATTATGTCTTTATCCTTCATTCTTTGGGGCATGACGGAGTTTAATGACCAGCAGTTTGGAATTGCCGGCAAAACGATCGGATCGTTAAGACGCAATGTTATCAGGCCTCTTAAGGCTATGTTGGAGAGTCGTGGCTATGCGGTTCACGATTCCAGATCAGAAAATATGCTGATTGTCAGAAAGGGCAGCAAGACTAATTACTATTTCTTATTCGGCGGAAAAGACGAATCAAGTCAAGACTTAGTTCAAGGGATTACTTTAGCCGGATTTTTCTTTGATGAAGTGGCTTTAATGCCGCAATCGTTTGTAAATCAAGCGACTGCCCGTTGTTCAGTTGAGAACTCTAAACTATGGTTTAACTGCAATCCGGCCGGGCCCTATCACTGGTTTAAAGTCGAATGGCTTGATCAATTAGACAAGCACAATGCAATCCGCATTCATTTCACAATGGCAGATAACCCATCCCTATCCCAAGCGATTAGAGAGCGTTTTGAGCGAATGTATTCCGGTGTGTTCTATCAGCGCTATATCTTAGGCCTTTGGGTAATGTCTGAAGGGATTATTTATGACAACTTCGATGAAAACAGTATGGTCGTAGATCCGCCTAAAGATGTACATTATGAAAAGTATTACGTTTCCTGTGATTACGGGACTTTAAACCCTACAGTCTTCTTGCTGTGGGGTCTTTTTAACGGTACCTGGTACTGCTTGGATGAGTATTACTATTCTGGTCGCGACACACAAAGGCAGAAAACAGACGAACAGTATGCCGATGACCTTGATAAATTCTTAGGCGATATCAAAGCAACAATTATTGTCGATCCAAGTGCCGCTTCTTTTATTACCGTACTTAGAAAACGAGGCCGGACGGTTATCAAAGCTAAAAACGATGTTCTGGATGGTATCAGGGCAACGCAAACGGCTATGAACACAGGCAAGATTTTATTTACAAGAAAATGCAAGAACCTCTTTAAAGAATTGGCTTCCTACATTTGGGACGACAAGGCATCGGAACACGGAGAAGACAAACCGGTTAAGCAGCATGATCACGGATGCGATTCGATGCGCTATTTCGTTTATATGGTCGTATTCAAGAAGCGCACGATCACGGTTACAAAGAAACCGAATATGTTCTACAAGAATTTTTAAAAGAATGGAGATGATGAAATGGGAATTGCGATAGACGAGTCGTTATTAGACGATCTTAACGATCCGGGCTTTGATGTTTTAAACTACGCCATCGATCAGCACAATCAAAAGAAAGACCGTTTAAAACGTTTAAATGACTACTATGACGGCCAGCAGGACATCTTAAGTCATAAAATGCAAAACAATCAGCATTCAAGCAATAACAAAGTTCTGGTAAATCATGCCAAGTATATAACCGATATGATCACGGGCTTTATTGCCGGCAATCCGATCTCTTATTCTGCTGGCAAGGACAAAAACATCGATGCGATTGTGCAGCTGTTTCAGGATTTGAATATTCAAAAACACGATATCGAATCGGAAAAGGATTTAAGTGTTTTCGGTTCTTCTTTTGAGCTGCTTTACGCAAAAGAGATCGGCACACCTGATAAGCCAAGAACAGAAGTGCAAATCGGTTCGATTGACCCGCGCGGGATGGTTATGGTAACCGACGATACAATCGAGCATAACCCTTTGTTTGCGATTCACATTCAGCCTAAATATACGTTAAAAGGCAATGATAGCGGCTTTTTAATAAGTGTTTATACTAAAACCAACGTGATTCAGTATCGAACTTATAGCGGTTCTAAGTTAAGTGATGCCAATATCAAAACGACGACGGTTAAAAAACATTATTTCGGTGATGTTCCGGTTGTCGAATATAGAAACAACGAAGAAAGACAGGGCGATTACGAGCAGAATATCACTCAAATAGATGCCTATAATACTTTGCAATCCGACCGGATTACCGATAAACAAGATTTTATCGATGCTTTGTTGGTTGTCTATGGATTCTCTTTACAAGGAGAAAAAGACGACGAAGACAGTAAAAAATTAAGGAACGGTTTAATTGACGGCGCACCCGGCAAAGGAGAAGAAGGCGCATCGGTCGAATGGCTGACCAAACAATTAGACGAACAGCAAGTCGAACTATTATCTAAATCAATTGAGAACGACATCCATAAAACCTCATACGTGCCGAACATGAATGACGAGAACTTCATGGGCAATGTATCCGGAGAAGCGATGAAATACAAGCTATTCGGGCTTCTTAACCTATTGTCGGTTAAGAGCATGTATTTAATCGAAGGATTAAAAAGGCGTTTGACTCTGGTCCAGCATTTTCTGCAAGTACAAGGTCAGGCAACTGATATTTCAGGCTGTAAGATCACGATTACACCTAATATCCCTGTTAACTTGTCGGATGTTATAAGCAATATCAAAAATGCCGATGGAATTATCCCACGGACTATTACTTACAGCTGGCTGCCGGATGTCGATGATCCGAAAGATGTCGAAGAGCAGTTAACAAAACAAAAGACCGACGATATCAAAACCAGCCAGAAAGCTTTAACAGGCGACAAGGGTGCCAACATTGATCAGCCGCCATATAGCGAGGAGGACAAAGATGATCCAAGCAACAATAAAAAGAAATCAGGACCAATTTAGCTTAATTGTCACTGGTCATGCGGGTTTTAACGATTACGGACGTGATATCGTCTGTGCTGCTGTTTCGATTTTGTTGGAGCATACAGCTAATCATTTAGCCAACGCAGTTGTCAAAGACGACGGTATCCGTTACGAACTAATAGCAGTGATTACTGGTAATGTCGATCAGGCTTTTGTTTTGGCATTAAAAGACACATTATGTCTGATATCCGGAAGCTACCCGAAAAATCTATCGGTATCCGTTGAAGGTTGATTATGGCCGATAAAGATAAGCTCACTTATTGGGAATTAAGGGCGGTTAGAAACGAGCAGAAAGCCCACGATCAGGCCAATGACAAAGTCGATGTAATTACTAATGCCTATCTTCGTTCACGGGATTATCTAACAAATCAAGTCGATAATATCTACAAACGATATTTTGGGGACGGTCAGTTTGCCGAAGAACAGATCAAAGATATTTTAAACACGAGCGTCAGTCCAAGCGAATTGGTCACTTTGCGGGCTTTGGCCAAAAACATTTCTGATCCGCAATCCAAAAAGCAGGTTGTTGATTATTTATCGGCATTGGCAGCAAAAGGCCGGATTACCCGACTGGAAGAAATAAAAGCCAAAGCATATATATCCGTTAAAAGAGCTGCCAATATTGAACTTAAGGAGTCAACTGATCTATATACGCAGGTTATCCAGGAAGCTTGGAACCAGGCGACGGCCGAAGGAATTATCGGAGATGTAACTAAAGACGTTCAATTATACGAAAAAGGCTATGCTCCTGAACTGGATAAGACAAATAGAACGATTAAAATCGTCAATCCGAATACCGGCAAAACGATCACAAAAGTTAAAGCGATACCTGATAAAGAAATCAAAACATTTAAGCAGTTATCGGATAGTTATGTTAAAAAGGCTTTAAATCAACGTTGGCAGGGCAAAAATTACTCTAACCGTATTTGGAACAATACAGATGCTTTAGCGGATAAATTGGATGAACTATTCACGACGCAATCAATATCGGGCATGAGTGAATACGATATGGCCAGAGCGATTGAAAAGGAGTTCGGAACCGGCATTTATAACGCCAAACGTTTAATCAGGACTGAAGCCAATTACTTTCACAACCAGACAAAACTTGATGGTTGGAAAGCACACAAGGTTAAAGAATACCAGCTGGTTGCCGTGCTGGATAATCGAACATCGCAGATATGTCGAAAAAAAGATGGTCAAGTATTTTTGGTTAAAGACGCTAAATGTGATGGGGCAGAAGGGAATTACCCGCCTTTTCATGTTTTTTGCCGAACCGTGGCCGTGATCCATTTTGCTAATAGTCCTTATACAGGAACTAGAACGGCCAATAATCCAAACACAAAAACAGCTTTCCAACTGAAACAAAATAAGACTTATCAGGATTGGGAAGAAATTGTTAATCAATCAAAATGACTTTTGACCTGTCGCATGTCTTTAAACTAGGCAAATAACCAGCGTGTACGGGTTTAACTACTCCAACATATTTATTAATCAAAGCATCGTATATGGGATTTTCCTGTATGGGGTGCTTTTTTTATGGAGCGAATTAGATGTGTACGAGCCAAGGAGAAAAAATGTTAAAGAAAGTTAGTTTTTACAGTTCGTTATTGAACTTGCAGCGCTTTGCTGAGGGTGGTGAAGGATCGGAAGGAGATCCTACAGGAAACGAAGATGATCAAGGGCAGAAAAATCCTCAAGGCAAAGAAAATACAACCGAGCCGTTTAAATCTTTTAAAACTGAAGACGAGTTTAATAGCTGGTTTGATTCGGCTTACGATAAACGCTTTGAAAAATCTTCGGAAACGTTAAAAGCCAAGTGGGAAGCGGAATCCAAGCAGCAAAAGTCATATGAAAAGATGACCGACGCTGAGAAAAAGGAATATGACCTCAACCAAGCCCAAGAAAAACTTAACCAGCGTGAACAGGAAGTAGCTATCAAAGAAAACCGCGCCAATATCACCAACAAATTGGCTGAAGACGGGCTCCCGGTTAATCTTGCCAAAGCTTTCGAGCCGGCATTTTCCAATACGGACAATCTGGAAACTATCTATAAAGCAGTTACCGAAGGTTTTAGAAACGCTTTAAAAGAGGGCGTTGACAAGGCTTTGGCTGATTCGTCCACTGTTCCGGGAACTAGCGGCAGCGGGGCACAAAAATCTTCTGGTGCTGTATTTGCCGAATCCAATAACAAACAAAAGGCTGGTTCCAAAACTATTTGGGACACAGTCAAATAAATCAAGGAGAAGTATCTATGTACATTAAACCCAAAGTAGAAGTCAATCAGCTTAACTTTTTGGCTTCTCAAAAAGTAGTGTCGTTTACACAAACAATTGATTCTACTAATTACAACGTTAAGACCGATGAACTAGGTCACAAAGTGATTCCTGCAGGGACCGTCTTTCCAACCAATGACGATAAGGCAATCGGTGTCACTTACAACGAAGTTGACGTCACCAACGGACCTCAACCAGTAGCGGTTATCCAGGAAGGTTGGCTACTAGGTCAAAGATTGCCAGTTGTTCCAACCACCGCAGCAATCACAGCTATGTCTACGATTCATTTCAAGGATATTGCCGATCTTAATACCGATGCTGGTAGCGGTGAATAAAAACAATTGGAATTAAAAGGAGAAATTATTAATGTTAAAAACAGTTAATTTACAGCGTTTTGCCGACATTGCAGAGTTATTTTCGCAAAAAGATGTTTTGGATTATACCCGCAATCGTGAGTATCCGGTTCTTTTAGGAGACTCGTTATTTCCTGCACGCAAAACACAATCACTCGAACTGGACGAGTTAACAGCTGGAGCCAGGACACCGATAATTGCATCGTTATCGGCTTTTGATGCCGAAGCGGAGATCGGCAGTCGGGAAGCCAGCAAGCTTTCTTTGGAACTTGCCTATATCAAGCGCAAACTGCAGATCAAAGAAAAGGATCTGATCGCCTTGCAAAATCCACGGACACCTGAAGAACAGAAATACGTTCAAGGCCGCGTCTATAACGATATCGATGTTTTGGTTCAGGGCGTTTTGGCGCGTGTCGAAAAGATGACCATGGATGTTCTTTCAACCGGAAAGATTATCAATAAGGACTTAGATATTTCACTTGATTACCAAGTCCCAAGCGAACACCAAGCCACCCTGACTGCAAGCAAGACTTGGGATAACGATGGCGTCGATATTTTAGCCAATCTTACTTCCTGGTCAGACTCTTTGGATATTGCTCCAACCCGTGCTTTGACCTCTAAGAAAATCTATCGTCTGATCACGACTAATGCCAAGGTCATGCAGGCTATTTTCGGAACTTCCACCCGTGCATTGAGCCAAACTGAATTTGACGCCTTTATGCAGTCGCAGGGACTTCCTGTTATTCGTACTTACGACAACAAATATAAAGAGCAGGGCAAAGACGGCAAGTACACTTCCGAGCGTTACTTCCCTGAAAACCGGATTGTTTTAATGAATGACGATTTGCTGGGCGAGAAAATCTTTGGACCAACACCCGAAGAAATCAGTCTGTCCGGAGATTCAAGCGTCAAGACCAGTCAATTCGGCAATGTCTTCGCCACGATCTATAAAGCAAGTATCGATCCGGTCGGTGTATGGGAAAAAGCTGCCGCAACTGCCTTGCCTGGATTTGCAGCGGCCGATGAAGTCTTTCAGGCACAGGTTCTCGCTTAATTTCAGGAGGTTCAGGCAATGAATGATACAGAACAAATTCAAGCCCTGATCACTCGATTGGGCATTGGCAAAGAATTGGCAACCGACTTCTACAACGATGGTGTAGCACAGGTTCTTGACTACACAAATCGAAAGAAGCTAGTCGGCAATATGCCGGTTTACGCTAAAAAGCTTGCCATCATTGCCTTCAACCGCAACGGAACCGAAGGTGAAACCGAACGTGTCGAAGGTGGCGTTACCAATGAATTCGAAGCCGGGATTCCTTTGAGTATTCGGCAAAGTTTGGCCAAATATCGCAGGGCCGTAATCGGAGAACTGCCATGAGATTAAAAGAGAGCGATTTAAAGATCGTTTATCTGCGTGAATTGATTCATGGTCAGGACGAAGAAGGCCACGATTTAAAACCGTCATGGGGAGAAGCGATCGAATTGCAAATGAATATTCAAAGCGCCGGTGGTTCTGTAAATGCTCAAATTTGGGGCAAAGAACTTAAGTACATTAAGTCCTGCCGTTATCAGGGCGACTTGATAAGAGAAGGTGTTAACGAGAACTGGGGAATTTGTTTGTATGCTACAAGTAATAGCGATCCGGATTATCTGATCGATTCGGTTCAGACCTTTTCCACTCATAAAAATATCACCTTAGAAAAACGGGATAAGGGAAGTGGAACAAATGGCTGAAATCGAGATTAGAGGACTTGACCGTTTGAGATCCAAACTACAGCGCCTGCCGAAAATTATGAAAAATTCGGCTTATGATGCCAACTTCGATATTGTCGAAAAGGTTGAAGGTTATGCCGTTAGAGAACTTCAATCGAGTGTCAAGCACGGTAGTGGAGAACTGGCGCGGAGCCTGAAATATGAAGTAGTCGATAAAGAAGGCAATCTTGTCGGCCGTGTCTGGACCGATAACCTGGTTGGCGTCTATCGAGAATTAGGAACAGGACTTCACGGACAGGAATCGCCTAAGAATTTGCCGGAAGGACAAAGTATTGCTTACCGGCAAACGCCCTGGTTTATTCCAGCTGAAGAGGTCGATGGTGATTTGAATGTCTTGTATGGAATTCCGAAGATCGAAATCAACGGCAAAATTTTTTATCGAACTAGTGGACAACCGGCCAGGCAATTTTTGGTGCCGGCCATTCAACAGGTCGAAGACGAAGCGCCAACCATTATTAAGAATCGTGTTCAAAGCGATTTGCACGATCAGTTAGGAGCTTCATGACAGAGATAATCAACATGAGTTCCAAAACTTTTCAGCTGCTGAAGTCTATCAGCGATATTAAGCAGGTGGCAAGCAATTATCCCGACAGTTTTGCAGTTTATCCGACTGCTATTTGCCAGATTTCTCATAAAGCACACTTCGTCAATAACCATATGCAGGAGGTGCAGACGGAATGGACGATTACGGTTGACTTGTTTGTCGACTACGGCAGCTTAACAGATATTACAAATAAGCTCATATCGCTTTTTAGCGCTATGGGCTTTTTAAATGACACGGCCAGCCAAGATCTTGCTGGTATTACCAGAACGGTGATTCGCTTTACTGGAATCGTCGATAACGAGCTGGGCCGTGTCTATCAGAAAGGATAAAGATGAAAAAAATTAATTTACAACGCTTCGCCGGGACGGTCGATTCAAGTGCTGGACTGATCGCTACGGGAACAAAACTGGAATATTCGTCTAATGGTACTGCTTTTTCAGAAGTTGCCGACGTTCAGACGGTTCCTGATATCGGACAGGCACCCGAAACGGTCGATGTTACTTCTTTGACTGATACGAAGCGCAAGAGCGTTTCTGGTTTGGCCAATGCAGCCAATCTGGCTTTTCAGGTTGTCTATAAAGGGGACAATTTCAAAGACCTGATCGCAAAAGACGGTGACGGTGTCCAATACCATTGGCGTGTTACTTACCCAGACGGCATGACGGCAACCTTCACTGGTTCGTTTTCATTGCAGATGGGTAACGTGGCTGTTAACGGGGCATTGAACTTTACGATCACGGTCGTTGTTTCAGATGGCCCCAACTTTGCTGCCGCTACAGCGTCAACAGGAGAATAAAAAAATTTGTCGCCTAACAAATCAACAGTTCCTTATGGGGCGGCCTTAATGGAGAAAATTAATGGTAAAAAAAGCAACAAAAAGCCTTCAATTCGGCGGATTAACGCTGGAATTAAAAATAACTTCCCGTGATGTTTTAAATATCGAGAAGCGTTTGGGCAAGTCAATGATGAGCTTGTTTATGTCTGGTGACGGTTCGATGAAACTGCCGCCTTTAAATGAAATGTTGATTGTATTGCAAGGATCCAACCAAACACACGGTGTATCCGACAGCGATATTTTAAAGGCTTTCGGCAAGTATTTCGATGACGAAGGCCATTCACCAATGGAATTATTTTCCGTACTGACCGATTTGTTTCAGGACTCTGGTTTTTTCGGCAAAAAGGATTCGGCTTCGAAGACAGTTTTGGAATCGGCACCGGTCCTGGACAACCAGCCAAAAGAGGACAGCGACCTGCTTTAAAGGAAAAATATTCGACTGTTTCGGAACTGCTTTATGCTATTTATCCCTTATCGGTTCAATCCGGCATCGATGCCGAACAGTTTTGGGAAATGAATTTTGAAGAGATTATGGTCCAGACCTTGGCCAACAATCAAAACAAAGTTCAACAAATGCGCATGCGGGCGATTATGGATCACAAGCAATCCGAATTGATGGCTTATGCCTTAAACGATCCTTCCAAGATGCCAAAAGCAGAAGAAGCCTATCCGTTTCTAAAACAGTTTGAAAAGGTCCAGGACAAAGTACCTGATTGGAAAAAAGACCAGCTGCTATTAATGCAGCAGGCTCAAAGGATTAAAGCGGCTAAAAGCTGAATAATTGGATAAAAAGATGAAAGGAGGTTAATCGCATGGAGCTAGAAGAACTCGAAGTTCTTTTCAAAATGAACACCAGCCAGATCCAGCCGATGCTGGACAAACTGCAAAGTTCTTTTCAACAAGCACTCGGCAAGACTGCCGATACTGCTAAGGCCGGCATGGAAAAGACCGAAAGTGCCATGGATGTTTCCAAAGGAATGGCAAAAGTCTCCAGCCAGTTGTCCAAATTAAACGAGACAATCGGCAGTCACTTCAATCGGATGAAGACTACAGTCGGCCAAGGTACCGCAAAGATCGATCAAAGCAGCGGCAACATGTTCGGGTCGACAAAACAAAAAGTCGGCCAGGACCTTGATTCCGTTCTGGCAATTATCAATTCCAAAATGAATCAGGCAAAAGCCGCACAGGCCAAGATGCACGATCTGATGAATCAGAAAAGTTCTTTGGCCGTCGATCAGCAGACAGGTACTCAAGGCGTTAAGTTCGATAGTCAGATTGCTACGGCACAGGCTCAAATGACCCGTTATCAAACTCAGGCCAGGGCCCTTGCCCAATCGATGAAAACGGAATTCAACGAGGTTCCCGATTCGCTCTATCGGATTTCTTCGGCCATGGATCAAAACGAGACTAAGATCAACGGTCTTAATTCACGTTTGAAATCCTTGCAGGGAGAATACAAGGATGTTGCCGAAACGATGAATCTGATGGGTAACAGCAGCAAACTGGAAAAGCAGAGTGCCTACCTGGAAAAATCGATGATGAGCGTTCGAGAGCAGATTAATAAACTGGTCAGTTCGAACGACAGTCTAAATAAATCCTATGCCTACGTTTCGGATCGGGGAGAAAAACTTAAGTCGGTCGTCGGGAGTCTGGATACAACGCTTGCCAATAATTCCAAAATGGCAACGGTTTCGTCTTCTTCGATGAGAAACATGGGATCGTCCATGAATGAAGCCGGTGGCCGTATGAGAAAAATGGGCAACGACGGCAATTCATCAATGGACAAAATGGCTGCCGGGACAAGAAGGTCTTATACGGCTTTAGGGGAATTAGTCAGACAAGTTCGTTTTCTTCCGGCGATGTTGATTGTCTACGGACTGCTTTATCAGGGAATCATGAACCTGGCTTCCGGATTTATGAGCGCTTTGAAAACCAACACACAGTTCTCAAGCAGTCTTAATCAAATTCAGGTTAACCTTCTTACGGCCTTTTATCCGATTTACAGCTATATACTGCCGGCAATCAATTCTTTGATGGCTGCTTTGAGCAAGGCAACCGCTTGGATTGCCCAGTTTGTTGCCGCATTGTCCGGCATGAGTTATTCGGCCGCCCGCAAAGGGGCTTCTGGTCTATACTCACAAATTCAAGCTATGAACGATACTTCGTCAGCTTCCAAGAGTTCGGCTGCTGCAATCAAAAAAGCCAATGAACAGATTGCCGCTTCCAACAAAGCCGGCGCTGCTCAGGTCAAAGCGGCCAACAAACAGATAACAACTTCCAACAAAGAAGCTCAGGCTGCTTTTGAAGAGACGAAGAAAAAGAACAAAGAGCTGGCCGAATCCTTAATGGGTTTTGACGAGATCAACGTGCTTGATAAAAGTTACGGCAACGATTCACTGCAGGCACCGGAAAAACAGGCTTTGCAGACTTTCACACCACAGGACAAGCAGACAGACAACAGTTCCGATCTTTCATCGGGTAGTGGTGGATTGGATTTCAGCGCTCCTTTAAAACAGTCCAACAACTTGATTGGCGTCATTCAGGGATTAAAGAAAATTCTTGGTGAACTGTTCGATCCGATGCAGCAGGCCTGGCAGGCAAAAGGACAAAAGGTCGTCGATTCCTTTAAAAATGCCTGGAACCAGATTTTAAAGCTGCTGGGGGATGTCGGGCAGTCGTTTCTTCATGTCTGGGATGGCGGAACCGGTGAAAAGATAATGGCCAATATCTTCGATATTATCGCCAACGTCTTTAATATTGTCGGGAACCTGGCCGGGCAGTTTGACAAAGCTTGGAAGCACGGCGATGTCGGCACATCAATCTTTAAAACACTATTGGGCTTTGTCAATGATTTTCTTTCGGCATTAAATGATATGACATCGGCCACAGCCAAGTGGGCTTCTAAGATTGATTTCACGCCGTTATTGCAGTCAATTGACGGACTGTTAAAGGCCATCAGGCCAATTCTAAAAGATGTTTGGGATGGACTGGACTGGGGATACCAGCATGTGCTGTTGCCATTAGCGACATTTGCGATTACTGATTTGATTCCGGATTTCTTTGATCTAGTCAGTGCGGCTCTAAAAGTAATCGGCAGTATCATCAATGCTTCTAAACCGGCTTTTAGCTGGTTTTGGGATTCCTTTCTCGAACCTTTGGCCAAATGGACCGGCGGGGCGATTGTTGGTGTTTTAAAAACGCTAACTAATGCTTTAAGCGGCGTTTCTGGTTGGGTCGACAAGCATCAAAAAGCTGTCGAATTTATCGCTAAAACCCTGTTACAGATGTTTACCTTTAAAGTCGGCTTTGGTGCTTTGAACACAGGTGTTGGCCTGATTGGAAAAATTGCCGATAAAGCAGTTATTCTCGGCGGCAAAGGGAATGTCTTGGCCTCGTTTTTTGGAAAGATTACCGGTTTAAGCAGTTTGAAAGAAGCTGCTACCAATGTTAAAACCTTGTGGTCTTTAGCTTCCATGAAATGGGAGGATTTTGCTAAAGGCGTGACGGGCATGGCCAGCGCCATTAAGAACTGGTCTGCCTGGTCGAAGATTGCTACTGCTGCTCAGGCGGCATGGAATGCGTTTCTTGCAGTGAACCCAATCTATTTGGTTGTGGCGGCAATTGCTGTTTTGGTTGCCGGGCTCGTTTGGTTCTTTACACAAACGAAGACCGGACAGAAAATCTGGTCTGATTTTATCAAGTGGCTGAAGAATGCCTGGATGGATATTCAAAAGTTTTTTGTCAATCTTTGGAATGCCCTTGCCAAGTTCTTCAGCGATATATGGAACGGCATGAAAACAGCTGGTTCCAAAGCCTGGAATTGGATTTCTGATGCCTTTAAAAATACTTTCAATGGCATCGGATCCTTTTTCAGCAGCATTTGGAACGGCCTGGCCACTTTCTGGAACAATATCTGGGGAGGTCTTAAGTCGACCGGTTCTAATGCTTGGAATTGGATTGCTAAAACAATCAGTGGCGTGCTGGGCGGTATTAATTCGGGTTGGCGTTCTATGTGGAACGGCATAGGAAGTTTCTTTACCGGCGTTTGGAACGGGATTAAAAGCACAGTCAAGACCGCTATGAATGATGTTATTGGTTTTATCAATAGCGGTATTAAAGGGATTGATTCGGTCATTCATGCTTTTGGCGGTTCTAAAACAGCCATTGGGTTGATTCCTAAATTTGCCAAAGGAACTCCCGGAGCTCCAAAAGGCTTGGCAATGGTTAATGACGGTGGCGGTCAAGAAGCCATCATCGATAATCAGAAAAATGTGCATGTTTTGGACGGAGAAAATCAGCTTGTTGATTTCGAAGGCGGGGAAACGGTTATTCCTTATGAAGCGTCAAAGTCCTTGTTAGGCAATGGAATTAACCATTTTGCCAATGGAACTTTTGGCTGGCTTTCCGGATTTGGCAACTGGATAAAAGACAAATGGGAATCGATTACTAAATTCATTTCCAATCCTGTCAAAGCTTTGCAAAATATTGCCGGAGACACGATCAAAAGTTTATCCGGCGGCAAGTCCGGTTTGGTTTCCAATATCGCTCCGGCTTTGGGCGGTGGCTTGATAAACGGTATTGCAGCACCATTCAAAAGCTTATTGAGTTCCTTTAAAAGCAAGCACGATGCAGAAGACGAATCGCCAGCTGGATCTGGGGTCCAACGCTGGAAAGATACGGTTAAAAAAGCGTTAAGCAAAAATAATCTATCTACCAGTACTTCAATGGTCAGCAGAATACTAAGGCAGATCCAAACTGAATCGGGTGGTAACGAAAAAGCGGTACAGCATGGCTATACCGATGCGAATTCAATCAGCGGTGACTTGGCCAAAGGCCTTATGCAGGTTATCTCTGCTACTTTTAATCATTATAAATTTTCAGGGTATGGAAATATTTTTAAAGGTTACGATAACCTGCTGGCTGCTTTGAACTATGCCAAACATCGTTACGGACCTTCTCTCTCTTATCTGGGACAGGGTCATGGATATGCCAACGGTGGTCTAATCGATAAGGACGGAATGTATCGGGTCGGCGAAGGAAATAAACCAGAGATGGTGCTTCCTTTGACTGATACTCCTAGAGCAATGGAACTTATTAAACAGGCAATGAAGTTTATGGGTCAAACCTTTGGAGATGGTTTGCAAATGCCGTCTTCTCTTACCAGCGAAACTGATTTAAACAGTTTGAACGCAGCAGCTGGCAATCAAAGCAGCAACAATCAGGGAGGAATTAATCAATTTGGCTCAAATATTGTTAATGCTTTGGTTCAGGCTTTGCAGATGAATACCGGAAGCTCAGTTGCCAACAGCCGACCGGTCGATTTGAATCTAACAGTTCAAATTGGCAATGAAACGATTGGCAATGCAGCTATTAAAGGAATAAACGAAGTTAATCAAAAGAACGGAAGAAACATGCTGAAACTATAAAAGGAGGCGGTTAAACTTGGCACAATATGCTTTATCGATTAATGGGGCACAGGTTAAAAGTCCGCAAACATTAGAATGCGCCGTCCAGGATATCGATGCAAAAGCTGACCGTGACTCCAATGGACTTTTGCATCGGGACCGGGTCGCTGTGAAAAGGAAACTCTCTGTAAAATGGGGGCCTTTAACGGTCAGTGAATGCAAAACGATTTTAACTGCCATGTCTGGGCAGTTTTTTTCTTGCACTTATTTGGATCCTCAGGAAGGCGTTTTATCGACGAGAACGTTTTATGCAGGTGATCGGACAATGCCGGTTTATACGTTCAACGAACAGCTGTCCACTTATGTTTGGCAAAATTTATCTGTTGACTTTATCGAACAATAAAACAGAAAGGAGGTTAAATATTTGATTACACAAACTACAGCTGCCACGGCTGCCTGGAAAGCATTCCAAAGAACGCTTGATACACTGGTGACGATTGACGGAACGGATTATCACACGTCTGATATAACATCAATCGCCTATGACGGTGGGGCATTTATCGGCGATACATTTTCGATTGGATCGACTTATGAAAACAGTGTCACGATAACTTTTTCTCATTTGGTCGACGGTTTTGTTCAAGGACAATTAGTGGCACCAAAAGTCGGTGTCAAATTGGCGGATGGAACTTTCGAGTATAGTCCGTTGGGAATATTTGTCATTTCAGACGATATCGAAATGGACCGGAACAATGATGTAACGACTATCAAAGCTTACGACTTGATGTGTATGCTGGAAGGAACTTATACCTCAAAACTCACTTATCCAGCCAAAATGACAGACGTTATTGTTGAGATTGCGAGTTTGTCCGGAGTACCGTTGAATTCTGACGATATTGCCCGTCTGCCTCTTATGAATAACCTGGCCAAAGCAATTACCGGGCAGACTTATCGAAATGCGATCGGGTGGATAGCCCAGTTTTATAGCGGTTTTGCCTTGTTTGATCGTGACGGCAAGCTGACAATCAGAACGATTAACGATACGGATTATGTGATTGATGCCGGCCAGTATTTGCAAGGTGGCTTAACCAAAAACGAAGCTGCCTATGTGATCGGCGGGATTCAATGCCAGGTCACGACCACTACGACTGATTCGGACGGTAATTCGACTGACGACACGGTCACTTTACAATCCGGTAGCAGTGCGGGATCGCAGGTTCAATTGACTAATAACGTCATGACCCAAGAACGGCTTGACGCAATCTGGACCAAACTGCAGAATCTGACTTTCTATCCTTTCAGTCTGAATTGGTTCGGTAATCCAGCGATTGAAGCAGGCGACTGGTTTGCTTTGCAGGACACGAAGGGCAACCGATTCAACGTACCGAATTGTTCTTACACGATGACCTTTGACGGCAGTTTTTCTTCTGTTTCGTCGGCCCAACAGACTTCGACATCGTCCGACATTTATTCTTACAATGGCGATTTAACATCGGCTATCAATAAATTAAAATCGCAAACGGCCGGGTTAAATTCCTATACGCATATTGCTTATGCCGATGACGCTACTGGAAAAGGTTTCTCACAAGACCCCACTGGCAAAGCCTATTTGGGCGTTTACACGGATTCCAATTCTATCGATAGTACGGATCCGGCTAAATACGTTTGGATGAAAACAAAAGGTAGTGATGGAACAGCTGGAGAAAAAGGAGACACCGGACCCGCCGGGCCACAAGGCATTAAAGGCGATACGGGTTCCAATGGCCAAACTTCTTATCTTCATATTGCTTATGCCGATTCTGCCGATGGAAAAACGAATTTCAGTATTACTTCTGCCGGATTAAGGCAGTATATTGGAACTTATACGGATTTTACATCGACAAGTAGTTCTGATCCGACTAAATATGTCTGGCAGCAGACTAAAGGGAATACTGGTGCACAGGGACCCGCCGGAACTGATATCACAGCGATCACTTATGGATCGACTGCTCCAAGCAGCCCCAAAGAAGGGGATGTTTGGTATAAGCCCAACGGCAATTCTATTCAGATTGAAATTTATCATAACGGTTCATGGGTGCTCGATATCGATGATTCGATCGGGCAGAGAATTACCGATGCAACCAAAGACGTGCTGACCAGTGCCAAAACTTATACCGATGATACGGCAAAAAATGTAATTGCCGAATTAAGCTCGGCCAACAAAATTGTCAATTCGGAGTTTGATATGGACACAGCTCAAAAGAATGTTGTTGAAAGTTCAACAACTGTTCCGACTCCTAATTCAAAAGGATATGCCGATCAAACAATTGTCGGACGCAATCTGCTGAGAAACACGAGTGCTTTTGCTAATACGGATCACTGGAGCAATTCCGGTGGCGGTTCTTCTTTAGCAATTGTTTCTCATGCTTTTTATCAAAGCGGTCAAGGTAAATTACTAAAACTTTCGACTTCCGGAACTACGGAAGTATTTTTAATGTCCGAGCACTTTTCCGTTCAAGCCGGTGAAAGCTATACCTTTCAGCTTAAAGCCTTCAATAACTCCAATGTTGCTTCAATGGATTTCTTTGTTTTGGGACGCCCAACAGGCAGCACTTCTGATTACACAAAAATCGTCGCAAGTAAATTAAACATGCAGCCTTCGATTAGCGGTATTGGCACTTTCTCATTTTCTTTTACAGTTCCCGATGGTATCGGAGAACTTTATATAAGAGTTGATAACAATGGTTCTAAGGTTTCCGGCAGCAGTGCCGATCTTTATGTTGCTGAAATGAAATTGGAAGTAGGATTTTTGACTTCTTACATTAAAGCACCTGAAGATTTAGCTATTGTCAATTGGCAGGATATGATTGTTCATGATCCGGTAGATGGAACTTATGTTGTTTCCGGTACGACATCAACTAAAGCCTCAACGGTTCAAGTAAAGAACTCAGCCGGTACAATTGTTGCATCTCAGGATCTTAGCCAGCCTAAAAATTCCAATCAGACATTTACCCAAGGCAGCTTTTCGGCTGTGACTCACGATAACGACGATGGGACCGGCACGGCCAGTATTCCTACTCCGGCTGCTGGTACTTCTTTGATAGTTGTCGATGAATTAAATAAAAATATTTATTCGAACAACAATATGAGTGTTCCTAATCTAGCTAAGGATAGCGAAATGCTATTGGGACTGAGTGGAACTGATTCGGATCCGCATTTTTCTTATAACTTGGCAGGCTTTGTATCGATTGTTGCCAACGGATATAACGGCCACAATGTCTTGGATATCAAAAGATCCAGCGGTTCCGGAACTTTGGTGGCGATTACGGCATATCAAAATTCGGTTCCAGGAGATGCCTGGTCGATGGGATTTTATTACCGGGTTCTCACTGATACAACTTTTTCAAATGATTCTTCCTGTTACTTTGATCCAAGAACATCAACCGGGACCGCAGCAACTGTACAAGGGAAAACCATTTTAACCGCTGGAACCGCATGGAGGTATGTAAAAGTCGAAGATGCAGTAATGCCAAGTACGACTGCCAAGGTACGCTTTCGTTTCGATATGTTGGGGACTGGCCATATACAGATCGCACTCCCAATGATGGTTAAAGCTGTAAAAGCAGTCGATTATGTATCGGATACAATTGATGTTTCCAAGTGGGCGGCAACACTGCCAGCAGATGGAAAAAGCTATAAAGCTACGATCAAAGCGCCTAAAGATACGACAGCAACAATTTTGAATTTTAATATGCCGACAGCGATTGATCGATATAATTTTTCGTTTTCTTTTCCGGCGGTTATGGGAAATTACACGCTGGCTTTATCGGAGGCGACTTATTCTTTTGCAGTTCAGCAGAATCTTTTTCCAGTTACTTCGAACGGATATACAGTTTCAAAGACTGGTGTCATTTCCGGAAAAGCGCCTAATAATACTTCTGTGATTTACCTTCTGTCCAGTTCGGGAGGAAGCTATTCGACCGGCGTTCAATCAGACGGCAGTTTTGCTATTGCAGTCAACACGGACGGCAGCAGCTATACGATTCATGCTGAATACCAGCAAAGTTATCTTGGCCTGACCGACTGGCACGATTTCAGTCCGGACCTGCCGGCTTCTTCCTATATATCAGCTAATGAACTTGTTTCTGGATCCAAAGTTATTGAAGTGACTAACAATACACTTTATGCCGATGATATTCCGAGTTTTGCTAATGCTGCGATCGCTGTTGGCGCTCAGTTTAAATTGATTTCCGGGACGGCTAAATTGGCCGTTGTTTTTTATAAAAACGATGGAACCAATCTGGGAACCCAATCGGTTTCGATTGCCGGCAGCGATTGGACGAATTTTAGTTTGACAAATATCGTTACACCGGCAAACGTCGATTATATCCGTGTTATGGTCCAGGCACCGTCCGGAACCGTTCGCTTTACTCGGGCCATTTTGGTATTTTCGGCCAGTCTGCCGGCTTATACGCCGGGCATCGGGATTTCCGGCAAAGGCGTTCTTGGTTTGTTCAACAACAATTATGTATTGGGGATGTTAAGCAATGCCGGAGCTGTAGTTTCCGGTATCAACGGCAATGCAGACGGTCTGCGTTTGACAGGCAAAACAATTTCTTTAGATGGCGATACGGTGGCCACTGGCGATTTTTGGGCAAGCCAGATTAATGCGATCAAAATTAATGCTGCCAACATTGTGGCTGGTGAGATCGATGCCAATATTGTTCACGTTATCCACCTGGATGTTTCCAGTCTGACCGGCGATATTACTTCGTTTATTAAATCTAATTGGGCAGATCCTTATGGAAACAATATTGATATTGAAGGATCGGAAATTTCTCTGCATGACAACCAAAAAAACTACGAAATGCTTATAAAGGCCAGTGAGATAGATATCAATAACCTAAACGATGGTTCCTACACGAAAATCAGTAATGGAAATATTGAAATGGCTAATAGTTCGCCCACTGGTCACATCGAAAGCGTCGGCGGTTTGATGCTCGGAGAAAACGTTGTCGACGAACGCTTGAATGGCATCTATTTAATTGCCAACACTTACGGCAAAGGCGGGACAAACCACAATATCGATAGCGATAGTTATTGGGCTGCCGATGATGTCGGGATTGCATATAGAAACGATTCCACAAATGAAAATTTCGGTGTCGCTTATCGCTATAACGTCACCAGCGGGCTCAACCTGTTTTTTGCTCCGGTCGATTTCAATGGCTATAAATTCAATATCCAGGGAGCTGGAGAAACTTTTAATCTGACATGGGTATCATGGTCCGATCTTTCTTCCGGCTGGAAGTATCCGGCCATTCATTCTTATGGTTCAGCAGCTAAAGGCGGTATCGCAATTGGGGGCAATGCTGTCTATGCATTTGGATTAGCTGGGCGTACGCAATTAATTTAATTTGAGAAAGGGCATAAAATATGCACACTACACTAAATCAGGACTTTAAAGACACTAACGGAAATGTTCTTTATACTTTGTCGACGGTTTTGAACGGGGATGGCAAGACACCCGTTGTCCAGACAGTTGGAAGCACAGCTCCTGTGGGTTTCAACGATGACGGTTCGCCGATTATGCCTCAAGTAGACGAAGAAAAACTCTTGGCTGATCAGCAGTCTTTTATGTCTCGAGCCATCACGGTTCAAAAAGTATTAAGTCAGTCCAACGGGATTGATCCGTCGCTAGTAAATATGATTGGAGCTGAAAATGATTCAAAAAATAACACTTAAGAGGCGTTTTCTAGCAGCTTCGATTAAACTCTTGGCTGATCTGGCTAATTCAGGCGGAATGAATGTTAAAGAGGCCAGAGCAGTCAAGTTCTTTATTAGGGATGCAAGTCCAAAACAACAAGAGATTCAGGAAATAACCAAGGATCTGGTCGAAAAGCATGCTGGAAAGTACGACAAGAAGGGCGTGCCTTTCTTTAAAGACGATTCCATTGAAAAGGATTTTTACAAAGATCTGTTCGATGCCCTTGATGAAACGATTACGATCCTTCCGGCCTTTGACCAGCAATTTACTGTCTTAAAACATTTCTTTGATAACTACGAAGGCGAACTACCAAAAGGCAACCGGGTCGGTTTTGATATTTTTACAGATGTTTTAGAGAAAGGGAACATTGATTAATGGAAGCTTTCTTTAAAGATGCTTTGACTTTCTTAGGGGTCATTCTGGCTGCTTATGTGACGGCCAAGATTACGGCTTCTCTTAAAAATGAACCAGCCTTTGCCGATAGAGTGATCCAACAGACAGACACGATCGTTAATCTGCAAGGTAACGTATCCGAACTAAAGGATAAACAGCTGGAGGCCGAAGAACGGCATGCCAAAGATACGGAACTAATCAAAAAACTCTTGGATCAAAACCAAGAGAATCAGAAGCTGATCAAGACCTTACAGGATCAAAACAAAATCCTAAAAAAGCAGAATAAACTCTTGTCCGATTATGCTAAACGTAATGGTTTTCCCTTGGATGATATCCTGGCAGGCAAAGCGTCTTGAACAAACAATTTAATCTATTAAAACTTATATGCAGCACTGGCTTATTCTTGGCCAGTGCTTTTATTTTGGAGGTTATCCTACATTGAAAACTAAATTAAAAACCTTATTAATGACAGTAGTTTTACTACTGTCCTTTTCTTTATCACTGTCAGCCTATGCCACTAAAAACGATCAAGGCGTCGACTTGTCACACTGGCAGGGAGATACGGCCGTCTTTGGCCAAGCTTCCGACAAGTTTGCCATTATCCAATTGGGTGGCTATTATGATGGCTACTTTAGTCCACAGTCGACTTATGCTACACAAGTAGCGTCAACGATTGCACAGGGTAAAAGGGCACATACCTATATTTACGCTCAATTCTCTAGCAATGCTCAATCTGATAGCATGCTTAACTACTACTTGCCCAAGGTTCAAACCCCTAAAGGCTCGATTGTTGCTTTGGATGTTGAATCAGGCAATCCAAACACAACCAGTGTTAAATATGCTTTAGATAAAGTCCAGGCAGCTGGTTACACAGCTGTCTTGTATGGTTACAAAGCTTTTTTAACTTCACACCTAGACCTTGAAAGTTTGGCTAAGGCTTATCCGCTTTGGATGGCTGAATATCCCAACTACAGTGTAACGACTAGTCCTAACTATAATTATTTTCCAAGTTTCGACAATATTCACCTGTTTCAATTCACATCGACCTATAAGGCTGGTGGTTTAGATGGCGACATTGATTTAACTGGGATTACTGATAACGGTTATAAAGGAACGACCACAGCTTCAACCGGTGGCACAGCGGTAAAAACTACTACTTCTACACCAGCCGTTAAAGCTGGTCAGCAAGCCAACAACACACCAAAGAGTTCGATCACAGTTGGTGACACTGTCAAAGTCAACTTCAGTGCTTTTAAGTGGGCAACAGGACAAACAATTCCTAGCTGGGTAAAAGGTAAGAGCTATAAAGTGTTACAGATATTAGGTAACAACGTCTTACTAGCTGGGATTAGTTCCTGGATTAGTAAATCTAATGTAGAAATTCTGCTAACCATTTCAACCAGTTCAGCACTTAGTTCTTCTAGCTCTACCGGCACTTATACAGTTCAATCAGGCGACACCTTAAGTGGCATAGCTGCTAAATATGGAACTACTTATCAAAATTTGGCTTTCTTAAACGGTATTAAGTCACCATATCTGATTATTCCAGGAGAAGTCTTAAAACTATCCACTTCAACAACTAGTTCAGCCACGTATTACACGATCAAATCTGGTGACACTTTGTCCGGTATTGCCAGCAAGTATGGAACCACCTATATAAAGCTTGCTTCACTTAATTCAATCAAATCACCCTATGTAATTTACGTAGGAAAAACAATCAGGATTAAATAAAGGAGAAATTATGAGTTTATCAAATGTAGATATTACAGCATTAATCATTATTATCACAGCCGTCTGGTTTGTCGTGCAATCAGTCAGCGCTACTAAAATGCCGAACAAATTCTTGCCCCTTGTTTCCATAGTGGTTGGAATTGTTATTTCGGTTGCTTATGCTTATTTAAGCAGTAAGAATATTCAATTAGAACAAGATCTGTTCTTTGGTCTTTTTGCTGGTTTTTCTGCCAGTGGCTTAGATGACACACTTACCAAGTCTGTTTCTGGTCTGATTAACAGTTTTGTTGGTGTTCTTATTTCAAAGGCAAACGATATTTCTGACACTACTAGTTCTGAAGATAGTTCAAGTACTGATACCACTTCTGTAAAATAGTTATTATAATAATTTTGGGTACTAGCAATGAGGTATCCGTCCATTGAATAAACATCTCTATTGAAAATACCCACTGGCTATATGCTGGTGGGTATTTTTTTGTTGTAAAATTTCCAAAGGGTGATTTTATGGCAATTAAGCAATGGATGAGTATAGACCAACAATCGGAAATATTAATCAAACGAAGACATTTAACTGCCAATAAAAATGAATTAAACGAAATTTTAATTTCTGAAAATTATTTCAATTTTTTTAATGGTTTGGAGACTATTTTTCTTCCAGTTAAATATAAGCATCATATTAGTGATAAAAATTTTGGCCATAGGCATTCGATTGAAGAATTTAAATTGGTTTATAAATTTGATGGTAATTTAGAGACTTTGATATCTTCGAAATTGCGCCATTTCGAACAAAGATTAAAAACTAGTGTTGCCTATAATTTTTGTGCTCACCATTGCTATTCTTTAAATGATACAATGCAATACACAAACCAAGATAATTTTGTCGATCCCGCTTGTGTTTCTCAATTTGCTTTTATTAACGATCAAAATAAAGACTTATCTAGGCATTTTAATGGAGGAGCATACCAAGAAATTGGATCCGATGGAACCTCAAATAATCGCCGCTATAAAAAATTTAATTTATTTGTAAATAAATATTTGGATAATTTAGTTGATAGAAACGAATTAATTAAAGAAAATTTTTATCAAGATGATAGTTACTTTCCTCCGCAAAACGTCGCTGTATACCATAACAAGCCTTCTGTTGCTGTCCCTTTTTGGGTATCTATTCAATATATGACATTTGGAAGCATGAACGTACTATGCCATTTTTTAAATGATAATGATATTTATAGTGTCCTTAAAGACTTTAAAATTCCACAGGACGAATTTCATAAACAAGTTTTTTTAAACACTATAGATATATTGGTTAGTTTAAGGAATTCATGTGCTCACGGGAATTTAATTTCCAGATACAGAAGCTCAAGCAAAATTAGAATTCATAATAGCTTAGTAAGGAAATATGATCTTTTTGTTTATAGTAGTGACTATTTCCACAAAAAAAATTACATTCTTGATCTCTATGGTGTACTAAAAATTTTATCTATTTATGAAAATATTGAGGATATTAAAGAAACTTTTTTAAACTTCTCTCATGAATTCTTATTTTCTCAAAGAGGAAAAACAAGAAAAAGAAGATTAAAAGCATATAAAAATATGTTGTATAGAATGGGAAGAAAAAATAATTTTTATAAAAACGATAAAGGCACAAAGAAGAATAAAAAAGACTTTCATCGTTATTCAGATTGGATTAATCTTTAATATATTATTTGTTTCATTTAAAATTATGATGTAATATAATAGATGTTTGAGTTTGGTCCGTTAAGGACATTGAGAGGCATGCCTCTTTATAAACACCTATTAGTTAATTATTATTAATAGGTGTTTTTTGTTATTCTTAATTTTGATTAAAGGGCTTATTTTTTAATAATTCTTTTTCCTCTATTTTTATTTCGGATTGTGTCTTTAAACATATGCTTACATAGTTATTAACTAATTTTTCTATCTTTTTGTTTTCTTCGGTCAAATTATTCTTTAATAACTTGGGTGCTATCATGTATCTTTTTTCATCGTTTATTTTATCGAACAATTTTTCTAGTTCATCATTGATTTGATTTATTATTTGTTCTATTTCACTCCAATGATTTATGAAAAACTGTTTTATTTCTAACTGTTTTACAATTCCGAAAATTTTAATACTATTATCTGTCGAAGTTTTGTAAAGATTTAAAATTTCATCAGATCTTTTTTGAGCCAAATTAGAAAATTTTTCTTTTTCTTTATTATTATCTATATTAAGATTAAATTTTCTCTCTTTTGATTCTAAATTTATTTGCTCGTTTGTTTTTCTTATTATGTCAAACAATGTAAGTGAGTGTTGATTTACTAATTCCATAAAACTTGCTGATAGAGTGATGATGTTGTTGTTTTCATTGATTTTATTTTGCAATATAAAAGTATTCCTTTGATATCGATCTGCTCTATCTGAATTCTTAATTTGACGATTAATTCCTAACCAAGTTATTTTAAGAGCAATTAATGAAATTACAACACTTATCAATGAAATAACAGCACTTATTAACGGCGACAAAGCAATTATATTTTTTAACATATTCTTCTCTCTATAAAAAATGTTTTCCCTAATGAAACTATTTTAAGATTAGCATTTTGTATGATATCCTGTATTGGCATTGTTTATGCGAACACCTGTTCGTATAATTAATCTATGACAGCTGAACAAATAATTATCCAAACTGTTAAACAACTTCCAATTCCAACTAAAGGCCATGTTATCTACTATGATGAGTTATTAGCTTTAACCGGTTTAGAAGAAAACGACTTTATTATTGCCATGCAAAAACTATCAGTTAAATATCATTTTTATTTCTCTACTTATATTGATCAAGATACTGGAGAGATTAAGGATAACGTAGGACAGATCCTTGATATCTATAAGATTACAAAATAAAAAGATTAAATATATTTGTTTTTATTTTATGATAGATTTTCTTATTTTTTTGGTTAATTAGGTTACAATTATTCCTATCCGGTAAAGTCAGAGTGATGCCTAGATGCTTAAAAAAATGACGACAAAAGAAATCCAAAAAAAATATAATGTTTCTCGTCAGTCCCTGTATTCGTGGACGAGAACAGGTGAACTTTTAATTGAAAAAGATTGGCGAGGATATTGGATTTGGAACAAAAAAGGAGAAGAAAATTTAAAAAGAGTAATCGAAAAACATATGATAAAACGCAAGGAAAGATCAATGAACAAGCCAATGTTTTCGATTCATAATAGACGCTATTTGGGATCAAAAGAAAAGCTTTTACCATTTATAAATGAAATTGTTAGTAAACATACTAGAAAAATTATGACTGTTGCCGATATTTTTTCTGGGACTGGAGTTGTTGCTAATATGTTTGCTCAGAAAGGTATGAGAGTTATCGTTAACGATATTCTGGATTCTAATGAGCCTATTTATGATACATTTTTTGGATCTGGTGATTTTTCAAAAGAAAAAATTGATCTAATTATTGAAAAGTTTAATAATTTTAATGGTATAGAAGCGAATTATTTAACTGAAGCATATGGAAATCGTTATTTTTCTTTTTCGAATGCTTCTAAAATTGGGTCAGCAAGGCAATGGCTGTTCGATAATCGTACGAATTTAAGTCGTAGAGAATATAGCATATTGTTGACTTCAATTATTTATGCTAGTGATAAGGTTGCTAATACAGTTGGTCATTATGACGCTTATCGGAAAGTATTAGATAATATTAAACCGATTGAATTCAAATACCCAAATTTAAGATTGAGGACTAATGCAAAAATTTTTCACGAAGACGCTAATAATTTGGTCCAACATATTGAAGCTGATCTAGTTTATATTGATACTCCTTATAATTCGAGACAGTATGTTGATAACTATCATGTATTGGAGAATATTTCTGATTGGCAAAAGCCAGTCTTGTATGGAAAAGCACGCAAAAGTCGAAATTTGCAAGATCGAAAAAGTCAATATAATTTTGTCAGTGCACCTGTAGCTTTTGACGATCTCATTAGGAATATTCGAGCGAAATATATTTTAGTTTCTTATAACAATATGGCACAAAAAGGTGATGGACGATCGAATGCCAAAATATCTGAAAGGGAAATAATTGAAAGCCTTTCAAAAAGAGGAGACGTAAGAAAGTTTTCTTCATCTTTTAATCCATTTACCGTTGGCAAAACTAACATTAAAGATCACAAGGAACTACTTTATTTAGTAAAAGTGTCTAAGAATGATTAATAAAGAATATAAAAAAGCACATTTTAAGAAGTCGTTCCTTAATTATCCAGGAGGGAAATATCGGTTACTTCCTCAGTTACTTCCTCTTTTTCCTGATAAAGTAGATCGTTTTGTAGATTTATTTGCCGGTAGTGCAGTTGTTTCGACGAACTATTCGAACACTGATTCATATTTAATAAATGATAATAATATAGAACTAATAAATTTAATTAAGTACGTTTCGCAGTCTAATATTGATGATTTTTTATTTAAAACTAAGCAAATTATAGAAGCATATGGATTATCTGATACTTCCTCTAAAGGATATTATTTTTATGGCTTAAATTCGAATGAAGGATTATCCCAATATAACAAGCAGGGGTACTTGAAGTTAAGAACGGATTTTAATTCAGGATTGAGTGAATTTAGCAGAGAAAATCAGCTATATGTGTTAACGGTTTATGCTTTTAATAATCAAATTAGATTTAATCATCAAGGCCTGTTTAATTCTCCTGTTGGAAAAAGAGATTTTAATCTGAAGATGAAGGAAAAATTATTTGATTTTACAAGTACATTCAAATGCGATAAAAAAATTGAGTTTTCGAATCTTGATTTTAGAAATGTGAACATTAAACCAAATGATTTTATATATGCTGATCCACCATATTTAATTGCTGATGCCGTATATAATGAAAATTCTAGTTGGAATGTAAAAAACGATTTAGATTTAATGAGTTTTTTGGATCATGCAAATCAAATTGGAGCTCGCTTTGCTTTAAGCAACGTTTTCGTACACAAAGAAATGATTAATCACTATTTAATTGAATGGTCAAAAAAATACTGCGTCTTTCATCTAAAGAAAGACTATAATAACTCAAATTATCATTCTAAAAACTCAAGTAAGACAGATGAAGTTTTAATTACTAATTACTAATTATTAGTTGGTTGGTAGTACTAATATTATTGTTATGAAACTAAAAGACGATAATTCGGTTCTTAACTTTGGTGATACGAGTTTTAGAAGAAAGAGTTATTTATTAGAATATAGATCTTTATTAAACATTTTGCGTGATCATATGAAAACTCATGCACATTGGAAGAAAGACGTAGAATCTCAAAAATATTATTACGAGTCCGTTCTAGATAGGACTAATCTTTTTGAAAGAAATGAAACATCAGATGATAAATTAGCTAAACGTGGAAGGACTTTGACAAATTCGTTAGTAAAAACTGGACTAATAACTGAATCTCGTAAAATTACAAATATTGGTGAAAATTGGTTGAATCAAAGCGTACTTCCGAATGATAAATTTGAAAAAGTTTTCGGGCTAAATACTGATAATTTAGTATTTTATAGGCAATGGCTAAAGTTTAAATTATTTGATAAAAAAGGTAAATATTTTTTCTCACCTTTCATTTTTACACTACGATTCCTTTCAAAGTATAAGGATGTACCTATCAATGATTTTCTAACAATTCTCCATTCAATAACTCCTTTATACACTCAAGAAGAAATAAATAACATCGTTAACGAATATCAACGAGTGATAGATGGAGAATTAATTTTTGATAAATTCGCCGATTTATACTTGGATCAGATAAATATTAATGATATTCGTAAAGATGTTGATTCAGTTCTGTCTGAAAAAACAATTGTTCTCGATAAATTTAATAAAATATTCAAGAACGGTAAGTCACAGAATTCAGCTGGCCCTAAATATTTAAAATTTGTAAATGATTTAATATCCTTTAAAAATGATCCTAGTGAAAATACCTTATCTAAACTCTTGAATTCTTCAAAGATAGATAAAATTAGAAAAGCGTTTGGTTTTGGCAAAATCCCTTTTAATATTTCATCAAGACGTGATTATGATTACAAAAAATTTCAAAATGATAATGCTAGTAATTATCTATTAAATAATGACAATTTTTTGATATATGTGCAGTTTAAAAAATCTAAACGTTTTGATTTAGTCAAAGAATATGGTGACATGACGCGTCGCTTGTTAAGCCTTACAGGATTAATTCAATTCGAGGGTGGACTTGTAAATTGTCCATTTAAAGAAGTTTTTAGTGAATTATTTAATCAAAAACCAATTGATTGTATTGGAATATCGGATTATAAATTTTATGAGCAAAATAATAATAGCCCTTTTTTTAATGATATTTCAACTATACAAATATTAAATTTGGAAAATGACTTTGTTGACAAGTTGATGTTAACGGTATCAAAACGATTCGATATCAACGATATTTCGCTTTTGCCACGTAAGTTTGAAGCGGACAAAGATAAACGCTTTATTAATTTGATAAGAAAAAAGTTTGATCGAGACACAGTTATTTCTATTCTAAATAACATTAAGTGTCGTAACGATACTGAAGTTAAGAAGGAGGTTACAGATTCAACCGATGTACCAACTATATTTGAATATATTTTGGGAATTTCATGGTATTACCTATCAAATGGAAATATAAATGTTAGAAAATCTTTGAACCTCACTCTTGATGGTGATTTACTGCCTTTGTCTCACGCTGCGGGTAACCAAGGTGATATTGAATTAGAATATCCTGACAAAAAAGTACTTCTTGAAGCAACTTTAATGGATTCTTCGACTCAAAAACGCGGTGAACTGGAACCTGTAATTAGACACACGACCAATCTAGCCGTTGAAAATTCTTGTCCTGTTCAATCTATTTTCTTTGCTAATGAAATTGATAATAATGTTTCTAATATTTTTAGAGCTATGTCATATGTTCAGCTACATCACTCTCGTAAAAATTACAGGTCAGTTTCGGGAATAAACATTTTTTCTTTCACGATTGAAGAATTGTCAAAAATGATTTCCAAGAATATCACCGATAAAAAAATTCTAAAAACAATTAATGATAATTTTAAAAAAAATCCCAGATTTATTTATTCAAACTGGCGAGATACTGTCGTAAAAGGAATTTTTTTGTAAATTAAAAAATATTTGTGATAAGCAAAACTATTCAAAAACTACCTCTCAACTGAGGTAGTTTTTCTTTTGCCTTTTTAAAACAGCTCTGGCAATTGCTCTACTGATCATACTAACTGTTAAGGGCAGCTTGTTTTCTTTTAAGTATTCTTTTACCTTATGCCAATTAGCTTCATCAGTTATCGAATCAATAAACTCATGACCAACCGGAGTAATGTCTTTGATTAGAAAATTACGGGCATCCAAGTCCAGCGGATCTTCAAAGTAATTAAATCTTTCGCCTTCGACTAATCCATAGTCGATAGCTTGTTTTAAAGCATAAAAGTAATCAACTCTAACTATACCTGCTTCCTTAGAACTTTTATCGACTGCTTTATTAGTTAAGATCGTATCCGGTTCAATCGGCAGTCTTTGAAGAATTATCATCATCTGTCTTAAGGCTTCTTTATTAAGTTTCATTATTTGCTTTTTCCTGTATTAATAAACTATTAATACGAACATATGTTCGTATAGACTATTCTAACTCTAATTTTATGTTCTCAAAAATGCTTCATTCAATCATTTCTATTTTTTATTTTTTATTTTTTATCATTTATTTTTTAATCATTTGTGTTTTAAACGTTTATAATTAAAAAGGTTCACATTTGTAAAGGGATAGAGTTTTGGTGAATAGGGATTTTATAAATAGGGATTTTTTGTGCAAAAATAACAAATACATAGTATGGATCGAATACTCCGTTATATTCATATTTTTTTTGCTCTTGTTTTCTTTTAGCAGGAAATGTATAGGCACAGATGATGTAAATTTTTCCAATCAGATTAAGGTTTTAGGCTATTTTCCTTGGCTTGCCGGCAGATATTTCGGCTGGTCTGGTAGAGTATTTTCTGATGCCGTGACTGGTATTTTTTTGTTTGTTCCGATACCAATTTGGGCTGCTTTTAATTCTTTCCTATTTTGTTTATTGATCTTTTCTCTAACTGAAATAGTTTTCGGGAGTCATAGTATAAACAAGGACACAATTGTTTTATCAGTTTTTTTCTATATTCCGCTTGGAATATTTGTTGATTCGGCTTCTTGGATTGTTGGTTCGTTCAATTATTTGTGGGTCACGAGTCTGGGTGTTTATTCTTTAACATATTTAAAAAAAGAATATCTAGGAAAAACTAGCAAAAGGAGGATTATTTATCTAATTTTTGCTTTTTTTGCTTGTTTAGGAACTGAACAGTTGGCACTGGTCTTGGCCTGTCTGTCTTTTATTTCGATAATAACTTTCTATATCCGAAAAGAATCAATAAATATCAACTTAATATCTTATTTCGTTTCATGTTTTGTGCCCCTTGTTATTTCAGTACTTTCGCCGGGTGACTCAAGAAGAAGAGTATTAGACTCTCATCGATGGTATAAGAATTTTCTAAGTGAATCTATAACGGAAAAAATTAAAATAGGATTCAATTGGGAAATTTCAAATTTATTTAAGCTCGTCCTGCCTTTGTCTTTAGTCCTACTAATCATTTTTATTTACGAAGCATTCCGAAAAGAGAGTATTAAAAAGATAGATTTTTCTATAAATTTAGCTATTTTTTTCCTTATTTTCTTGACAATTAATTTACTAAAAATAAAAAACATTGATTTTAATAATTATTTTCAATATCCGCTTAACAATCACCACTTGATTTTTCTTTTGATTTTATATGGACTTTTTTTCTTTGCTGTATTGAATAGAACCGCTAATAACAAAAAAATTGTTATGCTGACCTTTTTGGCTTCTATTTTGTCTGCTGCACTGCTTTATTTTTCCCCGACTATTTTTGCATCGGGGGCTAGGACTTATTGGATAAGCTGGATCTGCTTGGTATTCATATTTGTCCAAGTATTGTCTGATATTAAACTCGTTAATGCTCGAAGCTTGTTTTTATTATCAATTTATCCTTTATCTAATCTAATGCTATATGCTTATTGGCTGATATCTCAGGGATTTATTCCTCACACGTTGTGGTAG